GAGTCTGGTAGAATAATTCCACCTTTAGTTTCAGATTTAACAGATACAGGTCGAACCAAAACATTGTAACCAGGAATCTCTGGTAGAACTTCTGGGTCAGGTACTTCAGCATCTGTAATCCATTCATCATTTTTTACTGCATTAGAAATTGCTTGCATATTAATCCTCTTCAATATATCTATTGGTAGTATCTTTAATTATACTAATTGAAATCTCAAAGCCATTGATTTTTCCAACAGCTTCACGATAACTAGCATAATCCGAAACACTTCCATATGCAAGCGAATTTTTTACTTCATCAATTTCTTTTTGAAGTTCTTTAACTAAGTTTTCGTAGAGTGTCAAATATTTTTACTTTCTTTAATAAATTGCATTAAAAGATTTGCAACTGCTTTTGACTCCTCTATCTCATTAGCCTCCTGCGCCTTAACCAAGTCACCAATCAGGTCCATAGCTTTAAGCACACGTTTATTGTTTCTATCTTCTTCTTTCTGAACATCTTTAAGTTGTTCACTTGCACCAGCTTTCTGTGCATCAAGAATAATCTTCTGTTCCTTCAGGTCAAGGTCACGCTGCTTCAGTGCAGCATCAACCTGCTCTTTAGCCAGACCTGCCTGTACTTTACTTTGCTCAATACCAAGACGTTGTGCTTCAAGCTGTACCATTTGAGCTTCTGGTGTAGCAGCTTGTTGCTGTTGAGCCATAGCCATATTAGCTTGCATGAGTTGTTGTGCAGCTTGTGCTTGCATTGCAGATACAGGGTCAGGCATTTGAGCCAGCATTGCTTGTGCTTGTGGGTCTTGCATTGCTTGCATAGCCAATCCTTCAATCTGCTCTTCGTATTTCAACATCATGTGTTCTGAAATGTTAGCCTGTAAAGCACCAGCTATCTTTTGGAATGCTGGGTTCTGTTGGTTCATTGGGTCTCTGATATATGCACCTTTTACTTGTACGTGTGCATCGTGGTTCTGCCCTTTGAATGCTTTAATAGGATTACCTTTATTAGCAGACTTAATATCAGATAGTGGGTCTTGTGGTTGTGCCTCCTCTTTGTATGGCATAAGTTTTTCTACATCTGGTACATTAGCTGTTGTAAGAAGCATACGATTGATTGCTTCCATATCAAACATATCAGGAGGAGACTGTGCTGCAATATTCTGCACCATCTGGATAAGCATCATACGCTGGGCATTCGATGGAATGTTGGGGTCAGACACAGGAATAATATCTACGCCGCCATCAAAGTCCTTTTTGAAAATCTTTTCTTGAATACCTGGAAGGTCATATGGATATTCGTTTGGAAGATACTCGTAGTCAACACGAGCAAGAATCTTAAACTCATCACCCTGTGCTTTGTGTAGTCGCTTGTGAATAGCACTAAAAAATTTACTTGATGCTTCCAGCAATGCCATTGTTGTACCAACAGGGCCATAGCCTCCGCTGTCTGCAATTACTTGTTCGGTGGAGTCTGCAAATTTTTGACCAGCCCCCGTAACAAAAGTAAGCATGTTAAACAAAGTACCAGAAGGCTCTTTAAAGGGAAGAGGAACAATAGCTTTAGAAAGGTCAACACCAGTAGCTTCAACTTCCTTAAATTCACCTGGAGCAATCGGGTCATTGTCACCCACGATTCGTACTCCTTTAGCTTTGAATCCACCTGGTAGATTAGCAAACTGACCTGCATCAAGAAGACTCCGCATAGCAGCAGTGGCAGACATAGTAAGATTGCCAAGGAAGTGAATAAGCCCCAGCCCATAAAAACCAAAACCAGGAACATATCTGTAATGGGTGAAGTGCATTTTCTTTTCATATCGCTCATCTCCCTCTTTCCAGTTACGGCGAATTGATAACACAGCACCACTTGATTGCTCAATTGTTACAATATACGGGCAAGCAGTCTTACCTTCGTGCATCTTATCTTCTGGCAACTCAAGGTAACAGTGCTGCTCAAGCAACACATACTGAGGGTCGTTGTCTCCAGCTGGTGATAAACCTAATACGTTATCCATTTTAGATGCCATACCAGATAGTTCAGGTATGCCAGCATTAGGAAGGTCGATGTCAGCATACATACCTGCTTCCATACAACGAGCTATGTCAACAGGACTCCGATAAATAACGTGTGTGTATCTATCTGCTCTACGTAGGTCAGAGGCGTAGTAGGACACATAGAACTGGTCAATAGGAACAAACTCACTAACAGGACGACCAAGACTTGAATCATAATAAATCTTTTTGATAGAAGAACCAATTAAAGGTAGGTGGAACAACATACGCTCGAACTCATCAAAGTATTCAGGCATCTGTGTTGTAACCTGATAGTTCATAAAGTTCTGGACACGATTAGCTTGTTGTTGTTTCTCCAGTGTGGCGTTGCCTAGCACTTGTGCCTTCACTGGTCCTTTTGCAGGGAATAATTCTTGTGATGCTTTTGATTGGAACTTAACAGCTGACTCAATCAACAATGGGTGAACAGCAGTAGCCGCACCCTCAAATGGCTCAGTAGTATCTTCTAGTTTCAAACCAAGTAAGTCAAAGCCTCGTTCAAACATAGATTCCCATTCAGCACGAGAATCTTTGTCTGCTTCAAACTTATCTATTACTGTAAGACCAATCTCTTCAAGAGTAGCTTCGTCTAGTTTGTCTACAAGGTTTTCATAGAACTCAGATTCAACTTCAATCTCAACTTCAATTTCTTCACCCTCTGCTGAGAAGTCTACTTCTACTTCTCCTGTCTCTGGGTCAACTTCGTAAGACACGTTAGCAGATACTGGTTCATCTACCTTTATCTGTACTACGTTATCAGCTGGAATCTGTTCATATGGGTTTTTTTCTGTAGCCATTATAATTTCCTATAAATTACGGATGAGCTTATTATAACACTAAGTCCTCCAGTATCCAACCCTCTTTTGTCTTCTTGGGTTATAATCATCTTCCCAGCTAGGGTCTTCGGGGTGTGTCACATTCCAGCTATCCTTCATGTAGTGTATTGCCATTGTCATTGCATCCACTTGGTCATCGTGTGCGCCATTCGGGAATGCAAGGCACTCATCAAATAAATCCTTTGCCCACTCCTTACCTCGTGGAATGTAAAGCCGTCCTGATTCCATTATCGGGGTTGCAGAGTATACACGAGATACCTTGTCCCTGTCTGGCATATATTCTAACACAGGCAGTCCAGCTTTACGCATGTCCTGTATCAAAGATTGTCCTGATGCTTTTTTCTCTACAATGCAGATGTCAGGCTTGTGTCGTTGGAAAAGGAACTGTGCTGTACGCCGTAGGTCTGGATACTCGAACCTATCTTTTACATTACCAAGTAATATAAGATTAGGGACAACAGATTCTATTCCAAACTCATCCTCTTCGACTTGGTGAAAGATGCCCCACGTTTGGATGACACTATAGTCTGCTGTTTTACGGGTCGAAAACGCAGTGTCATACGTTTGTATAATAAGTTCACACTGCGGCGGGTCTTCGTATTCCCACCACTCAAACCAGTTCTTTTTAATAATTCCACCTTCGTCTGGTGAGGGGTTCTGCATATATAATGCATCCCAGTACCTTGAACCGTTACTTGCCCGTATTTCTTGTTCATCTGTTCTTAATACCTCATCTGGTTTCCACTCAGGGAAATAGCTACCACCTTCAGGCAGTCCAAGTAAGTCTGCAGCAGTCTCGTCCAACCACGCAGGTATACTGATTACTTCCCATTTGTTTTCTGTTAATTCGTTTTCTTGCTTCAGCAGCCAGCCACACAAGTCATCAAAGTGATAGCGTGTGTTAATAATAATGATAGCACCATTCGGCATCAAACGTGTACGTAGACCTGAAGGCCACCACTCCTTGATATACCTACGCCCTGCCTCTGAGAATGAATCCTCCTCTGACATAACGTCATCCAGTAGTGCAAGGTGTGCGCCACGACCAGCAATCTGTGAGCGTACACCAGCAGCATAGTAAGAGCCATTGTGATTAGTCTTCCACTTACCAGCAGCCTTCACATCACTCCGCAGGGACACACCCTTGAAGATACGTTGGAACTGCTCGTCATTCACAATGTCCCTGACACTACGTCCAAAGTCACTAGCCAGCTGGTCACTGTGTGAGATAGACATAATCTCGTGGTTACTGAAATGACCTATGTACCACGATGGAAAGAGCTTGCTGGTAATCAGGGATTTACTTGAGCGAGGTGGCAAGAATATCATTAACCTTTTTAAATCACCTTCTGCTACCTTTTGTAGTCTGTCACACAACACCTCAATGTGTCTACCCATCTTGAAGTCTGTAACAAGAGTAGGAGCTACCATCCTAACATAAGTAAGGAAGTCTTGCTTTGCTTTCTTTTTGATGTAGTTCTTGAGTGTGTTGTTGAAACCCATATGGGCTTCTAATGGTGGTGTTGTAATAATGTCACTGCTTTGCATAAATGATACCTATGTTGCGTAAATGATGTATCTACGTCTATTGTATCTCTCTCGAATGTGTGCTAAAATATTCTTACTTTAAAAGTTAGGGGTGATATATATAACCCCCGCCCGTATTGTTAATTATACACACAACCCTCCCAATATACAAGCACATACTTAGATAACTACAGAGAACTACGGCAGCCCCGCCGTGGTTTTTTTTTTATACCTACTGTGATACACCTCCTTTATTTACTCTACTACTAGACCACCACTTTACTCATTTCTATTTCACATTCATTTACCAAATATACATTGTGAGAAACTTCCTAAATTTACTCGATATATGGCAGGGGTATATTATATATATATGTCTGTGTAAATTTTTGTGGTGGGGGTCGTATTTAGAATGATTCTAGTTTACATCTTTTTTACTCAAAGAATCCTTTTTTAGAATGATAGTAAAGAACAATAAAATTCATTCAGACTTTCTGCGTTTTGTCAAGTTTTTTTAATTTATTTATTTTTATTCTTTAGTCTTTTTTTTATTGCTTTTTCTTTCAAAGTGTAGTCTGTTTAAATTATAGGGAATCAGCCCTATATATATTTATAAGGATTAAACACATGACCAGAAACACAAAAGAAATCGCAGAAATCTTAAAGACAATAGCTAAAATACAAATTAGCAAATACCATACCAGAGCTTTCTCAGAGTGTTTTGATTTTAATCACGCCATAGGCTTGTTGTATCCATACTTACTACATCCTGCCTATAAAGATGAAAAACAAGAGGTATTTAATTACATAGTAGCTCAGTAACCTATTGAACCCCTGTCAAAATATTGACGGGGGTTTTTTAGAACATAATGAGAACAAACCGTGAACAAAACGTGAACAAAAAAATTTAATAGAACAAATCGTGAACAAAAGGTG